CGATGTCAGCCTGGGATGCCAAGCTGACCAAGCGGTATGGCTCGCACCTGTCTTTCGTCATGGGCCACACTCATCAACCAGGCATCATCCATCGAGCCTTCGGTCACAAAGGCGACCTCTCGCCTCGGTTCACGATGAACGTTGGCTCGATCATGGAACCGAAGAAGGTGACCTACGTCAAAGATCAATCCATGTCGTGGGTCCAGAGCTTCGCATGGCTGGAGGACGATGGCAAGCGCGTTTGGCCGGAGCTGGTCACCCTGGTGGATCGCTTGGGATATCTGAAGGGCGAGCGGCTGTGAGCTTTGTCCGACATGAAGGCCACGCCGTGAAGCGTGGCCCGCTCACAGATCTTGTCCGTCGCGGCTGGATATGCCTTGACTGTCACCTTGTGGGTGAGACGTACAGACAGCTCCTTGATGACCTGCCGGACTGGACCGAGCAAGACTACTGGGACAACGTGGATTGGATAGAATCATGAACGGAGAACAGAACTGTCTCTGCTCGTTCGGCCACTGCCACTACTGGGATTGGTGCGAGTCCTGTCAGCAGTACGACACCTGGATCAGTTGCCCGGTCCACTGCCCTGAAGACCATGAGGAGTACAAATGATCGACCTTGAAGAACTCCTTCGGGAACTGAACGAAGTTCTGGCCAAGCATGAAGCCAGACTGTACGTCATGGGTTACGAGTTCGACGTCTGGTTCAACCACAAGGATGACGACTGGACTCACGAGACGCTTCGCCCCTACATCCATGGAAAGTTTGAGGACCTGAGCTGATGCTGGACTACACCGCACTTACGCCTATGGTAGAGCGAGCCGCGAAGCTCGCCTACTCCAAGTTCCCCTCGCATCACGATCTGAACGACGTCAAGCAGACCCTATGGGTCTGGATCATGGAGAACAAGGAGACCGTGCGGGGCATCGTCCTCGACTCCAGGGGGGCCGATACCGCTCTGGTTCAGCTTCTCGTCAAGGCTGCGAACAGTCATCTCAAGACGGAAGAGGCGGCTGTCTACGGCTACGACGAGAAGGACTCGTTCACCTATTCGATCAGCATGCTCAAGAAGATTCTCGAAGTGGTGTTCAGCCATGAGGACTGGCAGTCGTTCGCCATGTCGCAAGACACGCAGCCACGGGCCAAGAAGAATCCTGCCCACGGCGGAGACAATCTCGCCTCGTACGCCGACGTGTCCAGAGTTCTTCCCGATCTTCCGGATGATCAGTACAACGTTCTGGTGTGGCGGTACAAGTACCGCTATACCTTCCGGAAGATCGGGGAAGAGTCTGGAACTACCGGACAGAAGTCCGAGAACCTCCACAGGGGCGCCTTGAACGGCTTGCAGCGACTCCTCGGCAAGAGAGACCTTGCCGACTTCCGGAGGGGCTTTGACGGGCGCACAGAAGCCCGCAACAGCGTCTCTGGTCAGGCTCGTGTCGAGCGAGACTGGGACGGTGGGTGAGGGAGGATTCGAACCTCCCTGCGCTCCCGTCTGGCAGGGCTACGCACAACCGGTCACCCTTGGGGCCCCACCTTTCGGTGGGGCTTCTTGCTTGTCAGATGCCAGCGCGGTTCATGCGCTGAACGTTGATGATGTTGGCGATGGACACGGCGATGATGCCAATGTCCTGAAGGAGGTCCACGATCAATTGCATGCTCACTCTTCTCCTGACCATTCCTTGAGGATCTCGTCGGCGTCGTCTTCCACCATATACATGATGGCGTCCTGCGACCGCTTGGCGCGGTCGTACCAGTGGACCGCCGTACCGACAGCGGAAGCCAGCAGGAGTCCGCTCACGAAAGTGAGCGTGTTCTCGGTCACTCGACGTCCGTCACATACCGAGACTTAAAGACGAAGATCTCCCCATCGCCGTCGATGACCACGCATCGACGATCTCCGTCAGCATGAGCGAAGTCACGAAGACCCGGAACGATCCTGCCTTCGAAGTCATCGAAGCCGGGCGCTCCTGCAACCTTGACCCTTTTTACCACTGGTGCTCCCTCTTGTAGTACGTGCTGAGGTTCTTGTTGGAGTCCACTGCCAGCACGCCGGTTACGGCGTGCTTCATGAGCACGCACTGAGGCCCTGCTGCGATGACCTCGAACGTGTGCGCTCGCTGGCTCTGCGAGACCCTGTCGCCGACGGCCCAGTCCGGGTTGGACCAGGCTTCGGCGATCTCCTCGTCGGTCATTTCGACAGACTTCCGCTTCGGCTTACCGCTCGGCAGGATTGTGTCGGTGTCGACCATCCTGGTCGGGTGATGCTCCTCGCAAAAGCTCCACGCGGGGGAAGTGAGGGGACCGAGCCATCCGTAACTGGATGCCTCATGGATGATCCACACTCCCCCCGCTGCATCGTCCGCGACGCTGGCAGAGCCAGCTAGCTTTCGCGATCCATCTTCGATGGAATCGCTGAGCCAGGCTACTCGCCTGACCTTCGCGTCGAACGGAGACTTCAGGAGCATGCCCTCTCGCAGTGGCGTGGCAGGTTTCTTGATGCCCTTGAGGAGCATCTCGTGGTAGCCGTCGACGATCTCCGTGGCGATCTCTTTGAGAGATCGCTCGTCGTTGTCGTCCCGGTCCAGGAATTCCACGACCGCCTGGACCTGCTGAGTCTTACTCGGGAGAGGCAACGAATGTCACCTCCTTGCGGATCTTGTACGAGCCGAGAAGTTTGGCGTCCACCTCGAAGATGAATACGTTCTCTTCCTCGGCGCGGACGTGATCCTTGGCGTACGACTCGACGTCTCCCAGCGGATTGGGTCCCGTTGCGCACGCTGCGATGATGTTGTCCGGGTCCAGCGCGAAGTTGGCGTTACTCGACCTGGACGCCACATAAACCTTCACTTGCTTGCCTCACTCTCCCCGCTTCGCATGAGCGGACTGGCCGACACGTGAGCGAACAACCGCCCATTTTCGAGAGAGGCGGGCCCCTACTTATATTTCGGGAACCCACGTGTCGACTAGACCGCACAGCGAAGCTGTGCGTTAGACGTTCAGCTTCGCCGTAACGGTTAGACCGCCCAGGAACGCCCGAAGGCGTTCCCAGAGACGGAATCCATCAGATGGACAGCCCCTTGAGCTTCTGGCCCACGCTCACCAGGCGACGGCTTCCAGTGTTGAACGCCTTCGGCAGCCTCTTGAAGGCCTTACCGTTGGGCCGTCCCGACTCGGTGACCTTCTTGTGCTTCGAGCCACCCTGACCGTAGCGGTGATGCTTAGCAGACGTCATCCCATGCTCCTTACGTAACGGAACGCCAGTAGGCGTTCCCAGTGGGCGCCGGGGAGTCGAACCCCGGACTATGCCATTCGCCCCAACTGCTCACACGCAGGTGCACCAATAGTGGACGCGCTCCCACGTCCATCCGGTCCACTTGCGGGCGATGATCTCTACGTAGGCGCCACTATTGTCCGAGTAGCGAGACAGCTCGTAGTGCACTCCGTTGATCACGGAGTGGCGGATGATCTGTTCGGAATACCTTTTGATTCTCACGCCTTACCCCTCAGAGGTTCGCGTCGATCCAGTCGGCGATCTCCATGAACGTCTTGCCTTGCATGTCGTTCATGTCCATCAGTTCCTGACGATCGTCAAGGCTGATGCCCGACCACGCTTCCAGCTCGATGGGAAGAACAGCGCCCTCTTCGTTGTAGTCGCAGTTCCAGCCGACATTTTTAGGCCGCACCGAGCGATGCACGACGCCTTCGTCCGCCGCGATCTCGCAGAGCACGCCGAGGCAGCAGAAGAGGTCTTGCTCCTCTCCTCGCTTCCGAAGTGCGCCCTTGCCCTGGGGGTAATCTCCAGACCGGAGTTTGGTGGTCCAGCGGCTCTTGAGTTCAGGATTCATGTCTTGTCTCCCTCTACTTCACGGAACGCCTGTCGGCGTTCCTGCGCGGGTGCCCGGGGCTTGAACCCGAGTGCCTGCCAGTCACCCTAGGGGCGATTCTAAGCCCCTCTCGCAGCCTCTTGGGGGAACTGGCCACCCAAGGGTTGCGAGGCTCTCTCAGACCCCTTCGGGGGCCTCTGTGGGGTCATTCTCGACGAGAGTCAGTTCTTCATTGGAGAACCAGAAGTCGTCGTCATCCACGACGACGCGGTAGTTCATCCGGTGGCCAGCGGCGGCATTCTCGTGGTCGACCTCGGTCACAGCGCCTTCACCGAGGTCACTCCAGGAGACCTCGACCTTGTCGCCCACCTTGAACAGGATAGGCGTTCCGGCGCTCTTGACGTCGTACACCCTTCCGGCCTTCGTGGTCGAGATGATCACGGGCCGGTTCAGGTTCTCGCGGTTCTCGACGCTGTAGCTGATACTGGCGTTGATCTGGGTGCGCACCGACGTGCCGTCTTCCAGGTGGAGACGGAAATACGGGTTGCCGTACACACTCGTGCCGAGACGCTCGACCCTGACGATCGTCACGATGCGCTCGTTCTTGTCCATGTCTTCTCCCTTTGACTTAAGCGACGCCTTCGCGTCGCCAGTGAGTGTCTACGGCTCGAACGTAGATGCCTCAGAGCGCCCCGAAGGGCGCTCCTAACCTAGCGACTTCGTCGCGTCAGTGCCAGTCACCCGGGGTAGCTACCTCTTGAACAGCGTCATTGCATGACGCTCGCCGTGCAAGTACGATCCGCAGCCTTCACATTCCACTAGAGCACCTCGTAGTTCACGTTGAAGCAGTCTTCGCAGCACTTGATGTGCGCTCGGATCTCCTCATCGGAGCGGCGGAAGCCGTAGTGTTCCGCCGTGTCGACGAGCAAGAACAGCCCGTCGCACGTCAAGTCGAGATCAAAGATGACGATCTCGTATGTGTCAGCCATGTCAGATCTCCACTCGGGTGACGTTGCCTGCGGTGAACTTGCGGGTGCGGCCGGACCGGTCCATCAGTGCGTGGATGTACTTACGGCCGATCTTGGTGACTACTCCGCACCTGTCGCCCTGCATCCACGAGTCCGTGGCGGGGTGAGCCTGTACGCGCTTGCCGATCTCCACGCTCAGACCTCCGTGTCAGCAAGGATGCTGAGCGTGGACAGGAAGAGCACGTTCTCGAACTCATCCGCCGAGAACCACTCAACCTGGTTGTCCGACCACAGGACGGCCCTTGAGCCGTCCTTGCGGAGTCCACAGGTCGTGCCGATGAAGCCGTTGTACTCAAGCTCAATCATGATGTCTCCAAGCTGATGTGATCAGCTCCGCTTCTCTGCGGAACCATGGCCACCCACCCCTACCGCATACGCCTCGGGATGGATGACACTGGTTCTTACAGGGAAGCCCTCCCGGCCCCTAGCACTCAAAAGAGCGGAGCGGGGAGAGCGTAGACATGGCGTGTGAACCAAGCTGAGTCGCTCCCGGTTTGTCGGGGCGGTTCGCAGGCAGCGTCCCCGCAAGGGTCGCACTCCTCAGCTCACACGCTTCACACTTTGGATTTGTCAAGTAACGGTCGGTCTGGGGCCATGGTCTACTTCAACTCCCCTGACTCCTACCTCTGGCAGCTAGCTTCTCTGCCCGCCTGTTGTGGCCCTTACAGCTCACACGGTGCGTGAGACTGGTCTGACTCGACGTGGTGGTGATCAGGGGCTCCCGTCACCCGTAGGTGACTGTGGCCCCGCCTTGCAGTGGTTCGACTCTGACACCCTCTTGCGAGTCTGTCAACCCTCACTCTCAGCGTGTCAGGAGAGCCGCTGTAAGCGTCTCTAAGCCTCGTTTTAGCCCCTAGGGGTGTCTGGCTTCGAGCGGTGCTCGTGCGGCCCTCAGGGGCCCATCTAGGCTGCCTGCTGAGAGTGATGCGAACCACTGTTGAGTTGAGGAAGGAACGTTGGCTCCGGAGCTGACTGCCCTCCGTGCCCGTCACCACTTCCCCCGTTCGGACCGCCTATGCTGCGTCGCAAGCGAAGCTTGCTAGCTACTCGCTAGCGGACTTCGTCCGCGTCGCTGGCCGGTTCTTGCGGTGTGTTGCGGTGACAAGGAGAACACTCCTCTTTGCTGGCCGTTTGGTCAAGCTTCCCAGGTCAGGGCATGGATAGGTAAGCCTAAGTTTGCAGGTGCGTGGCCATGGGTGAACGGTGAGATTCCCTGAAGAATCATGGGGCTGGCAGGTCAGCGCTGGTGCGCTGCCTGTAGCGGGGGAAGTGTGGACGGAACGGACACCTTGGACATCCCGTCAGGGCTCGGTACAGAAGATGGTACAGAACTGGGATAGAAGATGCCTTGATGCCCGCTTTGTGCAGGCTGGTATTTGCTCGTTGCCGCAAAGCGACTGGCGTAAGCCAGTCACAAAGGGACATAGCGTGCCATGTCCTGAGAAGGCGGCCCTGAGGCCGCCCTACGCGCGTGTTCCCTTTGTCTACGCGTGCATGTGGTACAAACCTTGGTACAATCATGTCAGGACATATCAATGGGTATGCTCAATCTGTCCAGGTGGACAGTCCCCTCTCTCGTTTGGGGGCAAACGTTCTACATCTTGTTGATATGTCGACATACTGAGCCACATCATGCCCACATCTATACATGTGTGTACATCCTGCCTCATACATGAGCATGCTACTCAAATCTGGACATCCTGGGCGCAGCCCTGCCCCGCTATGTCATGCCATGTCCACACCATGCTCACAACCTGGACATCTGGCACATGTCTGCCCAAGCTGGTACAGAGCGACCCCAGGTGTTTAACTGGGCGTGGAGGGGAGGGGAGTGAGACCCCTCATAAATTTGCCATGAAACTTGCTATACGCAGAGTGACGGAACTGTCCATCCCTGACTACTCCACGTAGTACTTGGTGAAGGTTTGGCAAAGAATCAGCCAGATCCTTCCAGGGAGGCCAAAGCCTCACCCTACTCTATAAGTAGCTAACAGACCTAGAAGCTCTACAGGCCACGACCCATAGGGAGTGGCCCTACAACCTGTACAACTCTAAGGCGCCCTTCAGGGGCGCCTACAGTCTGTCAGCCCTGTCAACTACTTAGGGCGCCCTTGAGGGGCGCCTGAAGGCAGCTCTAGCTCCTCGTCCTTCCTTCTCGGAACTTCCCCCGCTACAAGTTCACCGCCCTCAAGGGCGGGGGACGTATAACCATCAAGCTGAACGGGCAGGTGGTGACAAGTTGACATGGCTGAACCGCAAAGCGGTTCAAGGTTGTCAACCTTTATAGAGGAGCTAGCTGATGGCCAGACCAGTCAACAGAACCGTCAGGGAGAAGAAGGACACCATCCTCACTTACCTGAGGAAGGGAATTCCCCTCGCCAAGGCTCTGTCTGACCTGGGCATCACCCGACAGGCTGTTCAGTACTACAAGGAGTCCGACAAGCAGTTTCGCGAAGAGTACAAGCGGCTGTCCAGCATGGAGTCTGCAAGCTCCATGGACATCAAGAGGGGAGTCCCAGACTTCCCTGAGTTCTGTATGGACTACCTGGACACCCAGCTCTTCCCCCATCAGCTCCAGTGGTACGACGTCCTTGAGGGTCGCGCTCCACGCGACCTGCACGAGAACCAGATCTACAAGCCGGGCGATCCCGGCATGGTGATCATCAACACTCCACCCGAGCATGCCAAGTCCACGACGATCACCGTGAACTACACGACCTGGCGGATCTGTCAGGATCCGAACATCCGCGTGATCATCGTGTCTCAGACGCAGGAGATGGCCAAGAGGTTCCTCAGGGCGATCAAGGACAGGCTGGCAGGAGCCAACCCCGCCTACAAGAAACTTCAGTACGACTTCGCCCCTGAGGGTGGCTTCGATGCCAACTCGGCATCCTGGACCGCTGACAGCATCTACGTGAACGCCGAGGCCCGAGACTCGGGTGAAGCCACCCCGACAGTCCAGGCCCTCGGCATGACCGGCCAGATCTACGGCAACCGAGCTGACGTCATCATCCTCGACGACACGATCACAGGGAAGAACGCCCATGAGTTCGAGAAGCAGATCGACTGGATCCAGCGAGAGGTCATCAACCGGCTCAGCTACCCCGGAGGCACTCTCCTACTGGTCGGCACTCGACTTGCTCCTGTTGAGCTTTACTCAGAGATCCAGAAGCCGGAGTGGTACGGGCAGGACGAAGAGTCTCCTTGGACGTACCTCACTCAGCCTGCGGTACTTGAGTTCAGCGAGTCTCCTGACGACTGGACTGTTCTCGCACCCTGGACCAACCGACCCCCGGTCTCGCTCGGAGCAAGACGACTGGTGGAAGCAGGACCAGACGGACTCTACCCCTGGCACTCGGGTAAGGCGCTAGCACGGAGGCGTGCCACCAGCTCGCCCCAGAACTGGAAGATGGTCTACCAGCAGGAGCAGGTGGTCGAGGATGCAATCTTCCCAGCAAATAAAGTTGCAGCTTCTATCGACGGCATGCGAGCAGCCGGACTCATGTCACCCGGCGCTCCAGGACATCGACCCCACGGCATGGATGGACTCTACGTTGTCGGAGGCTTTGACCCTGCAATCACGGGGCATGCTGCGGCAGTGGTGCTCGGTGTCGATCGAATGTCAGGGATGCGGTACGTGCTGGATGTTTGGACTGCGCCCAACCAGAAGCC